TGTTTTTTTGTTCATTAGTACCTACTAGGAATACTTTGTTTCATTTGTAAGTAACCATGCATTAATGACCTAAGTTCATCAGCACGATCAGAGTTTACATCATCGATGCAAGATAACATCTCCTCATATATTCCTCGTGACGAGATAGTTTCATCCTGAAGGTAATCTTCGATAGCGTCTTGCATACGGATCTTACGTTGTTTTGCATACTCTTGGTCGGGTACATAATTTGGATTAGTTAATACAGGTCTGTTCATGAGAATTCCTCTCTACGACGAGTTTCTAGGTGATCAAGGACTTCTTGACGCCATTCCATAAGTTCATGGTAACACTGTTGGTTGTGAGCACAACCACGTAACCTAGAGTCTGGTTTATGTAATGACTCAATCAAGAGACCAAGTGCATCACGTCGTTTTTCTTCTTTAGTAGTAGTGTTCCAATCCATTTTAGTTGTAATTGATTACTATGTTGCATCTCATTGATTGATCACTACAGGTAGTAGAACTATGTGGTTTGGATGTATCAAAGAAGATCATCCTGTTAGCAATAGATGGTACAATTACTGTACCTATCTTAGTATAACCATTACATGTATTCAAACATAGTAATGCACCTTTGTGGGGGTAGTCAAAGTCAGTATGTGTGAGATGATCATACACTTGACTTGTAGCAGGAAAGCAATTAACTTTCATCCTAATAATATTGATGTCCATGAATCTTTTCTGGAAATGATCTTTCCATATTGGTTCATGTAAATGTGAAACCTTAGACTCTAAGACTAGGTTATGTGTGAAGTAATGATTGTAAGTGACATCATCCTCATTAGTGTTGGGTAGTGCCACATTATTCTCATGATACCATGGGAAATATGGACCTAGGATGAAACCAGACAGTTGTTTGAATTCATCGATTGGCAACCAATCATCATGTACTTGGAACATATGTATTAAGGGTTCATACCATCATGCCATGTTTTAAATGACATTAATGGCCAAATGCCATACTCCTTTTTTGCGTGTTCTTTGGAGTTTAGCACGGGATAGTCTGTTCGTAAAGACTGCTCACTAAAAATGCGGAAATCCACATCTGGTTCAAATGGTAGACTCTTGGCATACTGCCAGAATGGAGTATCATAAGCAGATCCGAACTGATAATGCCATAGAACAAATGTCTCAACTCGTTTCATGCACGTGCTTACACTATGATCACACATGTATTTTGGTCTATCATTTACAATATGTTCCCATGAATGACAAGCAATATACTTATAGAATGTGCTTGACGTTGCTTCCAGTGGTTCTAAGAAACAAAATTTATTACCATTAAGTATAGTTCTATCTCCTTTCCACATACTCTTAGCAACATAATTTCTGTATGTTAGATAATCATCAGGAACTACATTAAAGATCTCATGCATATTAAATGTTGCTTCATCCTTAGATGTTATGTTATTATTGTAAAGATACCCATATGATACACTATCATGATTTGGTATTACAAATGTCCAACCATCAGGTGTTGCAACACATCTAGTATGTGTTAGATCTGGATCTCTACCACCTTGCTTACATAATAGAACTGCATTCAATGGATTGATGAGAGTATCATATTCATTATAATCATTACCAGACCTACCTCTACAATCAAAGATGTAGTCAGCATCAATCTCTGCTTCAGGATCTATTATATTCTTCTCAATTACATTCACATACTGTGATTCTCTAACCTTTCTTGATAATTCATGTGTCTGGAAATGCATTGCAACATTATCCATGTAAAACTTATGAAAAAATTTCTCTTGCTTCTGTCCCCATTTCTCATATAATATACCAGTCTTGATTGTTGCACCAATATCATTATTCCACCAATCTATATTAAGACTGGCAGCTGCTAATGACAACACATCAGGAGTAGTACCTTGTCCAACTCTCTCCATTGGAGTGTCTGGATCGTAGTACATATCGATGTCAAACAAATTCTGACCGTAGTATCCAAAATTCAGTGCAGTTATGCATCCAGCATTACCAGCACCTACTATTGCTATTTTCTTCTTCATGATGATATCTGATCACAACTAATTATATCAGACACTGGCACCTCGTGCTCACCTGCTATAAGATAGTAGTGCTGACCATCACGTTCTCCCAGATATTTCAACTCATCCTCTGGAAACTCATTCTCACGTAGCATCGCTTGTATCTGCAGATGTTTCAATAGATTCTGGTCAGGCAATTCCATACCAATAAAATTCTTATGCTATAGCATACCAAATAATTACTGAGTTGTCAAGTCTTTAAATTCATGAACTGTGTTGATGTATGCATACACTTCAGCAACTGTCCCATCAGGGTTGACATCATACTCTAAATTGAAATATGATTCACCCACAAGTTTAGACTCAATGAATGCCACCTGATCTCCTGTTAATACCTGTACACCACCATCACGTGACAGTAAATCTAGATATGACTTTGCATATTCTTTCAAGTTTGGTGTGTATCTTATAATTCCTTTACCTTCATAATCCCCATCAAATAACTTGGCATACTTAAAGTTCAATCTATATGTGATTAAATCACTATCAGGATAAACATCAATTGATCCTTTGCATATTGGAGTACGATATAATCCAAGATCGTTAGATGTTAAAGCAATATCATTGACTCTACTTAAGAAGTCATTGCCTTCTATTTCTGATAGATCATACAGTGAATCATATACTCTAATACTAATCAGATCACCAGTTGGTGACAGTGTTATACCAGTAAAATAAGTACATGTTTCATCAGTAACACCAGTAAATTTATCTATTTTCTGTCTTACATCATTAATCTTAGGTTGTCCAATACCATCAGCAAATAGTTTCCAAAGATATGGATTGGTTCCTACACTTTTATATTCATAGAACTTTTTACAAAAGAACTCTTGATACACACCATCTAAGTGATAGACATACAAATCATTATCATCATCTAAATGTGGATCTTTGACAGTAGGTAGTTCAAAATGAAAATACTTGTTAATTGCATATCTAACAGCATCATCTAGTACAGGACCATACGTAGAACTATCGAGACTAGTAAACCTTGCAGGCATCATCTCAACGGTTGATACCTTCTCCCCGTCTGATAGACGGTACTTATCAGCAATATTATAGTCTTCGGTAAAGATCATTACTCGTTGCTCGCAATTTGTTGTCCTTCTGCATTAACAAGAGAATAAAATATATAATCCTCTGGTATTGCAGTTGATGCTTGTGATGATGGAAAATTATCCTCTAACCAATCTATAGTATCAGCAACATCATCATCTATTTCAGAAAATACAAACTCTGAATTCTTTAGTGCTGTCCATAAATCATTTGGTAGAATGCCTTGATACTTGGTGTATGATGTATTGATGGCATCAACATCAGAACTAGCATTCCAACCAGTTGATCTTAAATATAGTACAGGCTTGCCCAATTGAGCAGCATACTTCTCAATGAAATTATCAAGATAGAAAGTGTTGTAGTTATTCATGTTACTCTTTATAGTTCAGATTCATCAGTATAGAACTTATCCCAATCTACTGGAACAAGATCCTCAACATGCAAATCTTTCATCAGTTGTAGAACAGTATCTGTGACTTTCCTTGAAGCAGATTCACCACGTTGAGCAAGTCTCTTTAGATTCTCTTCGTTATTCTTCCAGAAATCATTACTTGCTTCACCCTGAGTCTCAACCCACTGATTAGCATCATTCTCATCCATGAATGCAGGAGCATCTGTTACTCCATCATCCAACTTACCATTTGGATATAGTTTCCTATAGTTTGATGGGTCAATTGGGAACTTAAGTTCAAATGTATACTTAAAATACTTTAAACCTGATCCTTCAAACTGAGCATCAGTTGGTGATGGTAATGATTTATCCCTTAACCATTGTCTCCATGCAACCCAGTCGTCTTTCTCACCTGTATACTTTTCTGTAATGTCTGGCAATACCCTCCAATCAGATAGTGATAACATATTAATTTTCTGTCTACGAAGTTTACGCCATCTCTCCTCCCAGAAAACTACTTCACTATCAATTTTGTATACTTTTTCTTCTACCTGTAGACTTTTAACTTGTTTAGCAACAGTAAAGAAGTCTTTAACTTTAGTATAAAATTCTTCTGATTGTTGCTTTGTTGCTGAGGTGAAGTTATATGCTCTAGGATATGATGTGTTATTAGAGAAATTGTATATAGTTTTAACTCTTTGGCAAAAATACGTGCCATCATTAAAGAACTGAATGTATTGAAGTTGATCTTTATCACTGTGCCAGAAATCATCAACTTTAGTTTCAAAAAACTTTGTAATTAGTTCTTGATCCACTTGAGTTCTTGGTACTGCTATAGCTCCTAACCTTTCTGTATCATGATTAGAGAAACTTCCATTTATAAAATCAGCTTCAAGTAATAGTTTTCTTTCTAGAAATGCCATGAGAATTACTTACCTTTGATGTACCATCCTGTTACTATGTATTTATCTTGAGTCATGACTGTATTTCCTTTATGTGTATGAGTAAATCCACCAGGCCAAACAACAACAGTACCTGCAGTTGGTTTGATTCTACGTCTTTGATATAAAAACTCAGTCTCTGCTTCTCCATCTGGCATATCATTTAGATAAATCATCCACACCAATTCTCTTTGAGAATGTGCAATGTCAGCATTTTCATGATGCCATAGATGATAACCACCGCCTGGTGGAGTTCGTTGTACCTTAATATCAACAGACGTCAATGCTTGTTTCTTTAATGCCTGATACTGGGTTATATAATGGTTAGCACATGATTTGAGAACTTGATTGATTTGTATAACAAGTTCTCTATTTGAATAGTTTAATAGAAATGAAAAATCTTGTCTGTTAAGAGCACCATTATAAAAATCTTCTGATTTATATACTGTTTCCCCATCAGATAAGTAATCAGCATTTTCATAGTTAACAGTACAACCTATATCTGAAATCTTCTTAGAGTAATCAATGATACTATCACATAATGGTTTTGGCATGAAATTAGGCCACACACCAATAAAGTCGTCGAATTCGACTTTGGTTATCTTTGGGTCTAGCATCAATTCAAGTGGTCTATAATCAGGAATTTCAGTCATATTAATAAGCTTTGATCATATATTTAGTCTTATGGAAAGGGTTTATTATTGGGACTTGTCGTTGTGGTCTCATTGTAACATCTGGGGTTGGTTTTTTGAAGTTACTAGTCAATTTAAACTCAGCTTCTGTCATATCCATGAATATATCATTCTGTGTGAATGATACTTGAAGTGTTCCTGCGGCACCACCAGTACCAGCAGGAGAAACTGCAGTGACTCTAAGGAATGATCCACCAAATTCAGATTGCCAAACAGGGAATGTTAGTTCATCACCAGCATTATAATTTTGTCCAGGACTGACAATTGAATTAATCCTTACTCTCGTATCACCAGTTACAACAGGAGTAGCATCTAAAGTTGGCCAAGGTGTTAAAGTAATATTTAATATCATACCGTTACCTGTTCCAGACGAACCACTAGCATACTGCATATTCACATCAACAGTGACGTTATCATCAGGATCATTCCAATACGAATTGCTACCTGTTAAACGATATTTCCACTCACCAAGAATTGTACCTTGCCATGCAGCAGTATTCAATGCAGCACTATTAAGTCTGTCTGCCCAAATTTCAAATGTTTGTAATCCTCCAGTAATACCTCCACCTAAACCAGAACCTTGAGGTGCATTTGCATCACCTAAACCTGCTACGTTACCACCAGTGAAATCTGTGTTAGGATTAGAAAGAATAGATTCAGTAATCATATGTGAGTGTGTAAGTGTTCCTGAAATACCAGGAGAAGTATATACATCAACTATAAATTTAGTTGGTTCTGTGTCAACAACTCCAGCTACTATTCCTGTATCAGCACCACCTGTTAGACCAGTTAATTGTAATGTTGCACCACCTAGGATACTTACAGGAGAAATCCACCATGTTAAGAAATCAACTGTTCCTGGCACATCCTCATCTAATGGACCAAAGTCAGTTGATCCAAAACCCAACCAGTTTGTATTTGTCTCTTCGTTTACTGGGTATCCAATATTCAGATTTTCATTGATCCAAGTATCGATATTAAAACTGTTACCAAAATATAGTTGCAATTCTACTTGGAAGGCACCAAGACTTTGTAACCAAGTTCTCCATGCATCTGTAGGAGTATCACCTTGACCCCATTCGTCTTGAACTCCAGTTATCGCAGGGTCTCCTGTTCTAAACAAAGTATTACGACCCCACGGAATACATGGGTCATTTCCATTTCCTTCTGACTCTACTGTAGCAGAAATGTATAAATGATCATGCTCTGGTGGTTTAACTATTACTTCTTGTAAAGGTCCAATCTGTCCAGTAACTATACCTTGAATATTAAATGTAATATCATCAACAACAGTTTCTAATCCTCGTAACCTTACAGTACCAAGAGAGAAGAACTGTGAATTAAGACCTGTATCATTTGTAGATGGTCCTTGAATCTGTTCTAGTGGTTGTACACCAAAAGAATCAACTCTATCAAAGTACCAGTATCCACCCTCAGCACCAACATCATTGAAAGTTTTACCAGATGTAGATACAGGCAAGAATGCTGAACCACCTCTAGAAGAGTCCACTAATCCAACACCACACAGTCTTCTGTTCCTATAATCAGGTAAGTTAAACACACCACTATATGTTGCGGTACCATTAATGTCCAACTGTTTGTCACCAGTACCACCATAGGTATTACCAATGACATCAAATAATGCCCAGTATTGTATAACATCAAGTTGTTGACCTTCACATGCAATAAATCCAGCATATCTACTACCAAGAGTACCATCTGTAGTACCATATGTTGAAGTAGCACCTTCCTTTAGAATAGGAATAACTGTACCGATAGGATAACCATCAAACTTCTCAGTCTTTTTACTATACCACTTACCTAGATTAGTAGATGGTGGTGGTACAACAGCATATGTTGTTACTGTCCATGTAAATGGATTATTAATTGAACCAGTACCAACACTGATTTGTGTAAACTCTGGTGTACTTAACTGTGTAGCAGATTTAATAATAAGATTGAAACTGGTGTTAAGTGCAGGATCAAATGTTCTTGGTCCTTCTACTGGTGTATCAAAGTCAATAGAAATCAATGCATTATATCCACCAATAGATTGAATAGTAACTGGTAGATTAATACCACTAATAGTTACAGGAGCACTAGAGATAAAAGTATCTGGTATTTGATTAGTTTTATCTGCTGGTGGTAAGAATGCTGCATCAGTATCTGGTCCACTATTAGTTACAACAGTCCATGTTGGGATAGTTCTAGAACCAACATTAATTTGTAGTTCTTTAGGATCACCAAATAATGTAGATGATTGTAAGTAAATGGTTAATGTATCACCATTCTCTACATCTGTTGGAAATACACCAATAGAACCATTATTTTTCTTAACTCTTACAAGACTAGCATCAGTAGATATAACATCTACAGGTACTGATACACCAGCACCTAGTCCAGTAATACCACCTGAGGGTTGTTCGTCTGATCCAATAAGTGTATCTGCCTGAGCATTATTAACATCAGTAAAACTAAATGCATCAGGTGATGAAGATAGATTTGCTCCAGTAGTAATAGTCCACGTGGATCCAGCAATAACATCACCAATACTTACATCTGTT